CTAAACCTTATATATTCGAGCCAAATGATAAGATCACGAGAGACGAGATCAAGAACCAAGCAGACAGCATGTTGTTAGAACTTGTTAGCCAGCGCGCCCTTTATGACTACCTCGTAGTTTGCGATGAGTCAAATAACACGCCAAGCAGAATCGATCGAAACGAACTTTATCTAGATGTCGCTATCGAGCCAGTTAAGGCTGTAGAGTTCATTTACATACCGTTGAGATTGAAGAATACTGGAGAGATTAAGGGCCTCAATAAGAAATAATACGTTGGGGGTTTTCCCCCAACGATTTTAAAAAGATTTAAAGTTATAAATACATATAGAATTTAGGAGTCAAGGAATGGCAATCTCAACACTAGCAAAACTAACGGTACCGTTAGCTACGAACCAGAGTCCAAGCAATCAGGCTCTGTTGATGCCAAAGCTACAGTATCGCTTTAGGGTTTCATTACAGAATTTTGGTATAAGCACACCAACTACTGAGTTAACTAAACAGGTAGTTGATATCACTCGTCCGAACGTAGAGTTTGAAGAAATCACAGTTGATATATATAACTCAAAGGTATTCTTAGCAGGAAAACATACTTGGCAAGCCATCACACTCAACTTACGTGAAGATGCTAACGGAAATGTACAACAGCTTGTTGGTGAACAGCTACAAAAGCAGTTCGATTTTTACGAACAGTCTTCAGCAGCATCTGGTATCGATTACAAGTTTACTACAGTTATCGAAATACTGGACGGTGGAAACGGATCTCTACAGCCGAACGTATTAGAAACATGGGTACTCTACGGTTGCTTCGTACAGAGTGCAAACTACAACAATTTAGCATATAGTGCAAACGAAGTCGTAACTATCGCTTTAAACATACGTTATGACAATGCTCTACAGTCTCCGCAAGGCGACGGTGTTGGTGCATTTGTTGGGCGCACTATCGGAACTGTAGCAGTCGGTGGTGGCTGATAAATAAAAAATACTATAGTCCATTCCTAGAAAAGACCAGCCTAAAAACTGGTCTTTTTTTATCGTATAAATACTATAGGAGTTTCGAATGGTTGATAGTTTAAGAGATTATAAACACGCATCTAGGTTATATGTAGCGAATAGGTTTGAGCTAGCACCGAGAACTAAATTCCTGTTCTATGTGGTTTTTAATATAAACTATCCAGGTATAAAAGACAAAAATTTTCAACAGAAAAACGGTAAAGATATTAACTATTTGGTAAAGAAAACCGATTTACCGAAATACGAGATAGAGATAGAAAACCTAAATCAATACAATAGAAAAACCACAGCTTATAAAAAAATAGTTTATCAACCAATAAATCTAACATTCCACGACGATAATAATAGCACTAGCAATAATCTATGGGCATTATATTATAGTCATTATTTCCGAGATAGGTTAAATGCTAGCAACGGAGAAACTTCGCCTGCTGCTTATAAAAGAACAACATATAAAGATAATATTGGTTTTATCTACGGATTAGGTCCGGGACAGCCTGAACCTTTTTTTGATAGCATACAGTTAGTATCTTTATCTAGACATACATTCCAAAGTTATCTACTATGCAACCCAAAGATAACCAGATGGGAGCATGATACTTTAGATCAAAGCGAAAACGGTGGAATAGTCGAAAACTCGTTAACGATAGTTTATGATTCTGTTATATACAGCAATGGAACAGTTTCTAAAGATTCTCCAACAGGTTTCGCTAAATTGCATTATGATGAGGAAAGCAGCCCATTATTAAGTAATCCGGGGTCTCTGAACTCAAAAGAACCTGTAGATCCCTGGGATCTAAACGCCGATTCGGGTAATGCAAAATTATCAGAAGAGATAAGAAATCAATATGATAATAATCAATCTGCAACATCATCGGATGGTTACTTGACACAATCACAAAACTATCAAAATCAATATTACAATGCAGGTTCGTATTATAATAACGGGCAATATGTAAACACTCCTTCATTTATAAATCCAACTGCTCCTTATTATCCGAATACTACTAGTGGTTTTCAAAATTATTCATTTGGTTCTTTAAAATCAACTGGCGGTTTAACTGGAACATTAGTAGGTGCAGGCATTGGACTAGCTAGCAAAGTTATTAGTAATATTGCTAGTAACGGATTTTCTTTTGGTAGTAATATTAGTGGTGCTCCAACAATAAATCAATCTGGAAACAGTAATTCTGCTATAGATCAACGGAACAGAGAAGCAACAACAGGAGTCGGTACAACTGCAGGTGGGGAAGGAGCAACTGATGCGTACAGTCCCCCGTTTAATCAAACTACTAACGTTAATGGAAATGCTACTATAGCAGAACTGGGCCCGACTGATAAGGGATCTTTTGGTATAAACGGACCTGCTGGACAAACTGTAGTACAGCAATCAGTAGATACTGCTTCAAATCCTGGTGAAACTTTACAAGAAAATACACAAACTACCGATACAAATAATAGTACCCCAGAGCAACCGGCAGCAAGTACCGGCGGAGATGTTGGGTCATTTGATTGGAATAATTCGGATACATTTATAGCTTAAAAATAGGAAAAAAATGTCTCAAACATATACAAATTTACCAGCAAATATAAATCCGCAAGATAGTGCATCAAAGACCAAACAGTTTTTTGACACATATTATACAGCCGGAATATCTGTTTCAAGCGATGCAATAAACGCAGCGACAGGATTTTTTGAAGCTCGTGGGTTTGACGCAAGTGCAGCATCAGCAACGGCAGCAGTATTATTAAAACAATCGAAAATTGAACAGGTTAATGTGAATCAACTATTAGATACGTTAAAGGGTCTAAATGATCTACAGTTAAGTCGTGTAGTAACTGAGATATTAAATCAGAATAGATTTAAAACCAGTATCTTGGGTTATAAAAATGCAACTTCAGCAGAAAATGACTACGAAATAAGGAATATAATGGCCTAATGGGTAAATTTGCTCAAGGAAAATTTCAACTAAAAAATCCAGAAAAATACATCGGAACAAAGTCTCCAACTTATCGTTCAAGCTGGGAGTTTATGTTTATGAAAACCTGTGACGAGCATCCAAATATTATACAATGGGCTAGTGAAAGTATTAAAATACCTTATAGAGATCCAACTACCGGTAAACCCACCATATATGTACCTGATTTTTTCATACATTATATAGATAAAGATAATAAAAAACATGCAGAAGTAGTAGAGATCAAACCTAGCAATCAGCAGCTATTAGAAAAAGTTGGAAAAAACAAAGTCAATCAATTTCAATATTTAAAAAATATCGCAAAGTGGGAAGCTGCACACGATTGGTGTAAACAAAAAGGTTTAAAATTTCGAGTAATGAATGAGAACGATTTATTCCATCAAGGTAGAAGAAAGAAATAAGTAAAGCATGAGCCGAAAACTAGAAGAAGTATTAAATCTCCCAGAACATAAAGAAACCATGAAGGAGATAGAAAAAGAAATTAAGGAAGCTTCTCGCGAAATTGCCAAGCAAGAAGAGATAGAAATGACACTCAAGCAGTTTGATAAGATAGCTTTTTCTCTACCGGTCGTAGACGGATTAGGAACAACTAGTGATAAAGAATTTGATGAGCTAGCACAGAGAGCGACTAAAGCATACGAAGATCTCATGGATCTAGGAATGAATGTTGAAGTACGTTACAGCCCTAAAATTTTCGAAACTGCTGCTAATATGTTAAAAAATGCCATAGACGCCAAAGCAGCTAAGATAGATAAGAAGCTGAGGATAGTAGAGCTACAGCTTAAGAAACAAAAAATAGATCAAGACAGCAACAAAAAAGAAGATGATCCTATTGACATGACCGACTATGTTGTAACTGATAGAAATAGTCTCATGGAAAAACTTAAAAGAATGGATAAATAGTTAAAGGATCATATAGCCATGAAAAGTTTTAAAGAATATCTTTTAGAAAGTAAGAAAACATACGATTTCAAGATAAAGATAGCAGGCGACTTACCAGAGAAGTTTGATTCTTTGCTAAAGACTATCTTAGAAAAGTATGGTGTTTCTTCTGTCTCAAAGTCAAGTACTCCTATACAGAAAGTACCTCTAGATTTTCCAACAGTAGCAGCACAACAAGTACACATCTTTGAAGTAAATTTAAACTATCCTGTAACCTCTGCTGTATTAGCACAATACGTTTTAGAGAAAACAGGTGTTGAGCGTTCAAAGATAGTTGTAAGATCCCCTAACGAACCAACCGAACAATATCAAGCTGAAGAAAAAAACGGAAAATATGTAGTAAAACTTGGATCTGAGATGGAATCAGCTGATACAAAAGCACAAGATTATGTTGGTGAAAAACATATGATGAGCTTTTTAAAATCGCTCGGTACAGAAAAACACGACCCGACACAATACAAGGGTGTGAACGACGAACTACTGGCTAAATCAGTTCCACCGGCAGATAAGCAAGAACTAATGTCTAATCAAGAAACGGGTTCAAAAAGTCCTTTAGCTGGTAAAATGATGTCTAAACCAAAAGGAACAAGATGATGGACGATATTCTAAAATCGCTTAAAACTATAGACAAGGTCGAGAAGCGTGTACCTATACACGAGTCTGTATCTCTAAGTATCAATGCTAATGGTGAAACATCTGATGATGTTGTAGGTATGCTCGGAAAGCTGATGAATTTACAGGGCATGAAACCTGTAACTCCTAGTATGATGCCACAGACTGGTCCAGCTCTTCCAATGGTAAAAACCATCGCAGATGTCGGTCGTTATGCCGATGCAGCTGGTCAAAAATATGCCAACGACGTTGGTGAAGAATATGCTAACGAACCTGAAGAGGTCAACTTTGATACAGAGTTTATGATAAAAGATCTTGCAGGTGGTTTAAATCGTCCAAAGAAAACATATCCAAAAGTTTCAAAAGCCGATAATCCAATGCAACCGGTTAGCGAAGATCTAGCAACAAGATTGATGACTGAGTATCAAAACTTTAAATCTAAGTAAATCTGACTATAAATACCTTTATGAGTAGATCTCTAGAGGGCGTTCTTGTCAAAAAAGCAAATAAAAAAGAACGTTTCACAGAACAACAGATAGCTGAACTTGTGGCATGTATGGACCAAGAAAGAGGTCCATTTTATTTCACTGGCAACTTTTTCTATATACAGCATCCTGTGCGGGGAAAACTGCAATTTTCCCCTTATGAATATCAAACAAAACTGATAGACAGTTATCATCAACATCGTTTTAATATCAACATGTTGCCCAGGCAAAGTGGTAAAACTACCTGTGCCGCAGGCTATCTACTTTGGTATGCGATGTTTATCCCTAACTCTACAATACTTATAGCAGCACACAAATATACCGGCTCTCAAGAAATAATGCAGCGTGTGCGATATGCTTATGAGTTATGCCCCGATCACATACGCTGTGGAGTTATTTCATACAATAAGGGCAGTATAGAGTTTGATAACGGTAGTCGTATAGTATCAGCAACTACTACTAGTAATACAGGTCGTGGCATGGCGATCTCACTATTATATTGCGATGAGTTTGCGTTCGTTAATCCAACCATAGCACAAGAATTTTGGACTTCAATATCCCCCACGTTAGCAACAGGTGGTAGAGCTATTATAACCTCAACACCCAATAGCGATGAAGATCAATTCGCATTGATATGGACTGAAGCAAATAAAAAGTTTGACGAATTTGGTAATGAAAACACTGTAGGAATTAACGGGTTTGCTCCTTTTAGAGCACACTGGTCTGAACATCCTGATCGAGACGAAGAATGGATGAAAGGTGAACTAGGAAGGATCGGCGAAGAAAGATTCCGTCGTGAATACGAGTGTGAATTTTTAGTTTTTGACGAAACTCTAATAAACAGTA